TCCAAATAGATGATGTTGTATTGTGTAGAATGATTGTGTGAGAAGTAATCCATGAACGATGTCTTGCCCAGACCTGGTTCACCGTCTAGACTGATAGCTGTGACATTTTTGAATCCAAGACTGCGCTGGGTCTTCGAATATTCACCAATCAATTTGGAAAGCCTATGATAGTTGCGAATTGGAATCAGCGGATTACTTACCATTGATTTCACAGTAAAGCGGCCCTTGTCATTGAATTCCATATTGCTGTAATAGGTATCATTTACAGGGGCACATTCTTCATTGATACATTCAATGATGCGATGCATCCTTTCATCATTGTAATGCAAACGGAACTCCTTCACATTTGCACTTGTTGATAGACCCTTCTCTCCTAAAGTTGGTGATGATTTATTTGTGGTGATGTAACTGCCAGATAACAGAAATCTGCTGAAAAAACCACCACAGCTATCTTCGACACTGGTCTGAAACTCATCCTCCACTTTCTTTACTAATGGAGCCGCAATCTCCACATGTTTGAGTTGACCAAAATTCGTGCCAAATACAGCAGGGACACCACTCTTTGTAGTCCATGTTCCAGATCCAGAGGGTGCATGATATAGACTGGATATGATCTCACATTGTAAAGCACCAATTTCGTGCTTGTAGCATGAGAACACATAGGTTCGATAGCCCAACAGTGGGAGTATTTCCAAGGATTTCCATCGCACGTGATCCAAACACCAATACACTGTATTTAGTGTAAAATGCTTAACGAGCAGGTTGATGAACAGGAGCGTAATACATTGATACAGCATTTGTCCAAACCATCCCACCCATCCGAGACCATCCGGCACCATTCGAATCATTCGCAACAGCTCGCCCACCAGAAAATTATCATGCACATTGGCTGCATTACTAACCATAACATTGGCAGCAGCGGTTTCCCCACTGTACCTCCAACCGGTGGATGGACGAATATTTTCCAGAGTTTTTAGCACCAGTGGATCAGAGCCGTAATCTATGGGTGGAACTGGCGATGACAACATGAGATGAGATGAGATGATGATAGCAGTCATAACAACCTGAGTTCATGATGTCATTTTTCTGAACCAATGCACTTGCTGCATCGTTTCCTAGTGCAGTGCGCATTGTGTTAGGTCCTTTTCAATAGTCATACACCCAGTCATCGCGCTTTGTGCGCTCTTCCCAGAGGCGCAATTGAGCTTCGAATCCCTTATTCGGCTGCACCATTGGGCGTTTCGTTTTGACAAATGCAAGTGTTTCATCATAACTACGACCAGTCTTGTGCATCAGATATGCGATTGCCATGCTGCCGCTGCGACTGACACCATATGCACAGTGTACTAGAACCTTACCACCGCCCTGTACAGCTTTATCAATGAAAGCACACCCCTCCACAAAATATTGTTGGATATTTTGACTGGAAATATCTTGAGCAGGGATGTTCATGTATTCAAAATCCTCCGGGAAGATTGGTTCGACTCCCAGGACGGTCGTAAAAACATGGGTGATCCCCAATTCCTTGAGCTTTTGTTTATTGAATGCAGAGGCAATATCACTAATCCAAATATCATTGTTGATCTGATCGCCTGACCAGGACGTACTCCATAATGGTTGGAACACATATCTAATCTTGCCAAACAACAGGTCTTTCAGGTACCGACCTTCGGTAAATATGTTCCATCCCAAGGATCGACAGTAGTGCAACAGTTCCGGATCTATTGGCATCATTAATTTTTGTATACTTTTATCAAACTTATAAATACAAATGTCAGTTTTTATTTGAATCGAAATTCAATTAATATAATCAAATATTTTGTTTGGCAAAAATGAATGTGTTCTGGCCAGCAAGTAGCACATCATACTCATTACACATTGAAATGGTTGAGCCAAACCAGTATGAACTCCTGTCCAACTTTCATCCATCACTAAGTGGGGATCACAACTACTGGCGCCTTTCCAGTCTGTGGCCCCAAGATATACTATTAGAGAGAGCGGAAAAGAATCGCAGCCTAGCAATGAGTTCGGATGACAAGGCGTATCTGCAGTTCATGTATCAATGGCTGATGAAACAGGGTTTCACACCACTCCCTCAAAGCAGTGATGAACTCACGGAACAAGCTTTACATGATGCACTGACAGCCGTCAACTCAGGTCCTATCGGTCCTATCAAGATTGATGTACGTTTGAAGAAACCGCCCACAAAAACGAAAACAAAGTCGAAGAGAGCAAAAAAGACGATTGTCACAAATAAAAGCATACTTATGATCACTAAGCAAGAGCACAAGCAATGTCTCGCACTGATGGGATGCACTCAACCACAAATCACAGGAGAGATCTTGTTGAGTGATTGCATGCGTGCTGTAGTTAAATATGTGTGGAACAACAATCTGCAGGATCCCGTGGACAAACAACTCATCCACCTTGATCAGCGTCTGCGAACACTGTTCAATCTGCCACCATCAGAGACAAAATGTTCATATTACGACTACAAAGAGCATTTGTTGAAGGCTCTTGCACTGAAGGATGATCACAGAGAGTGAGCCACAGTACTGCTTCCACTGCTTTCTGTAGCATGAATGAATGATGAAAAACTGGGACTTTGATCAAACCACCCAAGCTCCTCTGTATTGGAACCAGGGCGTAAATACCTCTTCGGTCTTGAGCGGTGTGAGTGCGATGCCCTATGAACATGTCTACTATGTCTACTATGTCTACTTCCTCTGTGGTGACAGTGTTCCAATGGGTCCAGGACAGGAACTGGAACTGGAACTGGAGCTGGAGACTGATCTGGAGCTGAAATACTGTCTTGGCATGGAGATATTTCATTCTGAATAAGTGGTACTGATGCGAGGAGAGAAGCTGGAATCGTGTTTATCTTGGCAATAATAACCTGGGTTACGACCGTGAAATGGTGTAATGTGGCCAGGATAGATCCCGAGCAATTGATTCTAAACACAGGCACATCACAATTATTTGGATGCAATACCCAGTCATAATGGCCATATAGATCAGTGATCTGTAAACTTGTCAAATAGTAATCAGCTGGTACCCTTTGGAGCGCTGTGTCTGGATGACAATCCAGAAAAATAATGCAATCGGGCTTCCAATCCTTCTTTATAAGGGAACTTGGTCTAACCAGAGGGGGGTAGATTAATGGACTACGTTTTCGAAGATTACGCAACAGCTTCTTGAGGATATATGGAGAACTCTCAACCAACTGGATGTCCTCTCTACTGCTCCTCCGAGCACGTCTTCTGGAGAGGATTATATCCTCTGATCTCTCCAATCTCTCTGTCTGTTCTACCTGTTCTGTCCCTTTCTTTACATCAATGGCTCTTTGATTACCATTATAATAGCATTTGTACCCCATCGAATCCATCATTTTAAGGATGGTTGTCTTGCCCGAACCAGGCAGACCCTCCACCGATATTCTCATATCTTCTCCTATTGGGATATGAGAATAGGTTTCTCAGCAAATCATCAATTTCCTGAGTCTGAATTGACTTCTCACTCTAAATATTCCACAATGCCCACAAACACCTTGTCAATATCGGGAGACTTGTTTGTATAATCAACACTGATGACGACATCTGTTGGGATATGAGATGCACCAACCTTACTCTGACCAATTATGTGCTTACCTGGACCTGCAATCTCCCAGTCCTTGGTAATGATCGTAGTTTGTTGAACATATGTCGGTGTCGCTGCAAGAAAGCTGTTGGTAGGGCTCTGATGGACATAGATCTTGTCATTATCAAGATCGACAGATACTATTCTGTCAACAGAATCCTGTTTGATGCCATCTGTCAGCTTTATGTACTTGCCTGGTAATGCATTCTGGAGGACTGTTGGTGACACCATCAGAGCAAATCCATGACGCCAATAGGTTGTGTCAGGAGGAGCCTCATTGGCAACAGTGTCCATTATACACGTATAAACACGTTCCCCAAATGTGGGGTGAGTCCAGGTCACTGTTTGTCCAGTTGTGTAATTCTGAGCTGACCAGGCCATTGCAGGAGTCACGTCCCCAATAATCATACCTGTTGTGGTGTCTGGACCCACGCATAATGTGATTGTATCTCCACGATGCATCTCCTCCGCAACAAATGAAACCTGCAATGCTCCAATGGGATATGGTTCCCAGGTTATTTCTGAGGTTGTCTGGTTTGCCACAGCATCAATGTGAAGCGTCTTGCTTTTGAAGGCACCATTCGTCTCTTTTCCGGTCTCTTCCTCCTGGAGCTTGACTGTCTGAACAGGGTCCACCTCGCCAACAACCAGTGCCGTGCCAGTTATAACGTGATTAGTGTCATTTGGACAGGTTGTTGGCATCGCACCCCCATCGCTGCCATGCTCACAGATAGGGTACACATAGGTATCCTCTGTCTGACACCACAGTCTATATTTAACCGCATTGGCCAGTGACATTTTAGTTGTAAATCTATCTATATACTAGCATCAGAAGTAAAAGTAATGTCATCAAACGGACCGGATGTTAAGTGCCTAACCCTAACCAACTCTCACAGTAACCAATGGCAGCTGTATAAGAGGCAGAATCACCCTTGGATCGAATTTAATAGCGTTTCTGCTGTGTCAGAGACCTAACATCAAAGATCAATATATGATCAATACCATTAAAATCAAAAGGTTCTCCATCGCAATTGTAAAATTCCAGACGCAATTGGCTCAACTCTGGTAAGGGTGGGTTGAAATATTTGGTGTAGGTCTCAGTGTTGATAAGATCAATGTCACGTCCAGTGAGGATGAAACTATTCGCAGCGGCATTAACAGCACCAATGATTGCGAAGGCACCTTGCTGAGCATCGCCATTGCTGTCAATCCTTTCCAAGCCAGGTATGCGCAAGATAATATAACGATCAGAGTTCAGATGCACGACTCCTTGACTGGTATATTCAAGTCTTCCTTCCAAATTCTTGGGATCAAATCCCAGAACCTTACCGATCGAACAAGGTAAGTAAGTCTTCTGATAGTCACCGACTGGTACCTCCTCAGACAAAAAATCATCGACACCGCATATTTTACGAGTGATGGTGCCATGTTGACCAACCTTCCTGGTACCACCACAAAAGCTAATGTTAAAAATACCAGACCCACCATCCAGCTGTTTCAGGGTGAATTTACGAGTGTATTTACAAAAACGGACGGAATAACTGCTGCCCTGACTCGCTTCGTTAAGTTCACTTTCAAGAATGCTCTGGATACTAGGGCCCTCGTCATTCTCAGCGGGCCAGTCACCCACGGGGAGAGCTATCTGATAGTTTGCACCAGTTTCGAGCTGCTCCTTAGTGTCTTGGAAATAGAAAACATTATTCGTTCTATTCAGGTGATAACTGGAATTAGGGATCAGGGCAAGCTTAAGCTCGATCTGTGCTACATCCTTGTAAACTGTTTTGAGATCGATCTTGTAGGCATTTGGGTTTGGATATTTGGCTTTGTTACGATGTTTACTGTCGATTGCTAGAACTCCGTCGATATGTGGTCCCTGTAAACTGCTCATCATGCGAATATCATACATCGTCCCAGGATTGTTTCTGAGGCCACCAGAAGTGGAGGTAAAAGCTTCATCGACATTGGCATAACCATTGGTTCTGAAAACATTGTTGTTGGGTGTCGACATCTTACTCTTACCTAGAGGATTTTTTCAGCCAAAATCCTCACACATACACACCTGTTGCAGCACCATACACACCATGTGGTTCCGGTATAAGAGCTGGTTGACTCTAGGTAGATCAAGATCATGCTGGCATTGATCTGATGATCACACGATTGCCGCTCATGGCTGTGCGACCATCCGTTGAACCTGCAGTGCGCATTATCTGTATCTTTATCTTGTCATTCGCATTAAAGGACCTCAGGACACGTGTTGTTGAGGATGTTCCATATGGAGATCGCCTAACATAATAAAGAGATCTGGATCCAGCCAATTCAGTGTACCCACTGCCAGTGTTCACCTCGATACGGCTTTCAAACTGTGTTCTCGATGTCCCGCTTGATGCCTCAACTGATATTTCGAACTGTACATCATACCATCCACTGGCAGTAAAACTAATTTCAGCACTGTTGGTTGCATGAGAATATGGAGCGTCCTGCCTGACCTCGGTGTCCCATGGGACATCAACCCATGCGTCCTCGATAGTGACACCGCCATTGGCGTCATATGCGTGGAAATACTGCTCTGCGGATGTTCCTGGAGGGCCTGTCGGACCCTGGGGACCAGCCGGTCCTTGTGGGCCCCCAGACGGACCAGTCGGACCTGGTTGACCCTCTGGACCAATCCCAACTTCATGAATGCTCAAACCAGATGCAACGGTCGTTCTGACAGATGACCCTGTTGTCCGGATCACCTGCAGCTTGAATTTCTCAGCAGCAACTACATCCAGAATTATGGAAAAAGACCCAGATGCACGGTCATCCGAACCCACCTGGTCAACGCTCATATTAACAGTTGCCTCTGTGACACCTGAGTACCCCGCTCCTGGATTCCGGGCCAACCGCGCCGATGCAGAGTTATTTCCAGAACCACCATTCGTCCTCACAGAAACATAACCGCTGATTACATATGTGCCTGCTTTCATAATCTGCACCTCTGCACTTGAACCTGTATGAAGCATGTTCCCAGTCTTTTTGTTCTCACTGTTCAGGGGGATATCAATATATGAAACATTATTAAGTATGAGACCACCCACCGTGTCAGCCCCAGAAAAAACCTCCGGTTCTGAGCCCTCAGAACCAGCAGGGCCAGGCTCTCCTTGAGGGCCAGTTGGTCCAACATCACCCGGTGACCCTGTTGGTCCTACATCACCTTGGTCACCCTTGTCTCCCTTGTCTCCCGGTGACCCAGTCACACCTTGGTCGCCCGGTGGACCCTGGATGCCTGTTGGTCCTACATCACCTTGGTCGCCCGGTGGACCCTGGATGCCTGTTGGTCCTACATCACCTTGGTCACCCTTATCACCCTTGTCTCCCGGTGACCCTGGCACCCCCTGTGGTCCCTGTATACCGGTTGGACCTTGGACACCAGTAGGACCTTGGATGCCTGTTGGTCCTACATCACCTTGGTCGCCCTGGGGCCCTTGGATGCCTGTGGGGCCCACATCACCTTGGTCACCCGGTGACCCAGTCACACCCTGTGGACCTTGGATGCCTGTTGGTCCTACATCACCTTGGTCACCCTGGGGGCCTTGGATGCCTGTTGGTCCTACATCACCTTGGTCACCCTGGGGGCCTTGGATGCCCGT